ACTGTCCCCCGGGTACGGTCATTACACTTGATGCAGAAAAAGTTCCTGCAGGGTACCGTTTTTTAAAAGCGAATGGAGCTACCATTTCACGAACTGCTTATGCAGATTTATTTGCAGTCATTGGTACCCGACATGGAGCCGGAGATGGTGTGACCACATTTAGACTTCCAGACTATCGTGGTGTGTTCCCAAGATATTGGGATGATGGTCGTGGTATTGATTCTGGGCGCAGTTTGGGATCATCACAATCAGCAGCCGGAGGTGGCGTTGCTAAGATGAGATTAGTACAACAAAAATATACACCGGTCGGTGGTGTAGGAGGCGGTGAATATTCAGTTCCAGATGATGGCAGTTTTGGTCCATTAGTACATACTGGTGAATATGGTGGTGATACAAATGGTTGGCTTGGATTAGCAAATCATTCTGTCGTTGGTGGATTACGTCCACGTAACGTTGCTCTTTTAGCATGTATTAAATACTGAGGTTTTTCATGAATAGTAAAACTGTTTATCAACTGGATAGAGCTGGCCACTTTGTTTGTGAAACCGAAGCCGATGAATCCCCGCTGGAACCAGGTGTGTTTCTTATTCCTGCAGGTTGTGTTGAAACTGCACCACCATCGGAATGGCCAGAAGATCAATGGCCACGTTGGAATGGCTTTAAGTGGGAACTGATCCAAAAGCCTGAAGTTCAGCAGGTAGTATCACCAGAAGAAAAACTGGCTGAGTTTTTGGCACAAAATCCGGATGTACTCAAACTGATAGAGAAATAACCCTTTCATTTGTATATCACCCATATACAAGCCGATCCAATCGCAATTAAAAAGCCATTTTGTAAGCCTGTGAGCTGTATATAAAACAACAGATCACAGGCTAATTTTATGGCTACAGATTCATATCATCACGGTGTCCGGGTTCATGAACTCAATGAAGGCAC